GAAAACCGGCCCAACCGGCCCAACCGGTCCAACGGGACCAACAGGACCTACTGGAGTCGAAGGACCCATAGGCCCTACAGGTTTAACTGGCCCTACTGGATTAACGGGTCCTACAGGTTTAACTGGCCCTACTGGAGTTGAAGGACCTACTGGATTAACAGGTCCTACAGGTTTAACAGGTCCTACAGGTTTAACTGGCCCTACAGGTTTAACGGGTCCTACTGGATTAACAGGTCCTACAGGTTTAACTGGCCCTACAGGTTTAACAGGACCCACGGGTGCTACAGGCGCAACTGGTCTTTATGTTACTGGAGCAAGTGTAAATCTAGGCAATTTAATTCTATCACTTAATGATGCAAATACAATTAATGCTGGATTTGTAATCGGCGCAACAGGTATAGGTGCTACCGGCCCAACGGGACCAACGGGACCAACCGGCCCAACGGGACCAACCGGCCCAACAGGACCAACTGGTGCTGCAGGCGGATTCTCAACAGGTTCTAACGCACAAGTTAATTCTTTAGGTGTAGGTACTCCAGCATCAGGTATTGCAGGTGAAATTAGAGCAACAAATAATGTTACCGCATATTATTCTGATGATAGATTAAAAACAAGATTAGGTAACATTGAAAACGCATTAGATAAAGTTAAATCATTAGTTGGTTTCTATTATGAAGCGAATGAAACAGCGCAATCGTTAGGCTATATTAAACAACAAGAAGTAGGTATCTCTGCTCAAGATGTTGAAAGAATTATGCCTGAAGTTGTAGCTCCGGCACCAATTGATGAGAAATATTTAACTGTTAGATATGAGAAATTAATTCCTCTGATCATTGAAGCTATCAAAGAACTAGATAGAAAAATTGACGAGCTGAAGGAGAAGTAATGGCTCTTTTAAACTCCGGGGATATTAGTCTTGGCGGAAGTGTAGAAGGTAGATCTATTAACCTTGAGTTAAGTAGAAGCGCTACAGCTACAATAAATCTAAATGAATCAGCTGTCAGAAGCCTAGCAGGCATTCTTTCTGGCACAATTTCCCTTAACGATTTTTATGGTAAATCTGTCTATGTATATGGGCAGGATGAATATACCTCACCTGGAACTTATACTTGGGTATGTCCTCAGGGAGTAACTGCAGTGTCAGTTATTTGTGTTGGTGGTGGTGGCGGAGGAGATGCCGGATCTGATACCGTTGGGGTAGGTGGCGGTGGAGGTGGCGGTGGTGTGGCATATAGAAATAATATTGCTGTTATACCTGGGCAAAGTTATACAATAACTGTCGGCGCAGGTGGGTTTGGACAGGTTGTAGTTAATAGAACAACTACTCAAAGTAGTACAGATGGAAGCCCATCAAGTGCCTTTTCTTGTATAGCAACTGGTGGTTCAAAGGGAGCAAGAACTTCGGCTAGTGTTATTGTCGGTATAGGTTCAACCGCAGATAGCGATGGAGGCGCCGCATCCGGCGTATACGATGGTGGCGCAACTGGAGGTGTTGGTGGATCAATTGACACAACCATATTAGGTTTCAGAGGTCCAGGTGGTGGCGGAGCTGCAGGTTATACTGGCTCCGGTGGCGCAGGTGCACGAGGACAAAGAGCATCAGGTAGTCCCACCTCTGCGGCAGGTTTTTCAGGATTAGCTGGAACCGGCGGTGGAGCTGGCGGCGGCGGGTCGGGGTTTAGAAATGATGTAGTTCGTGACGCAAGAGGAGCGAACGGTGGCGGTGTGGGAATATATGGTGCAGGCCCTAACGGAGCAGGTGGAGTAGGCGGTTCTTCCGTTATTGCAGCCGCAGATGGGGGAGATGGTTCTTCAGGTTCATTTGGTTTTTATGGTTCAGGTGGCGGCGGTGGCGTAGGCGGAGATAACCGCTATGCACAAGATGGAAAAAACGGAGCAGTTAGAATTATTTGGCCAGGGCAATTAAGAAGATTCCCAAGTACAATTACAGAAAATGTATAAAGAATATATTGTAAGCTTACATCGAAACATTGATTACGACGCTTTCTGGAATCAAATAGAAAATGAAAGCGAAACCGATTCCTTTGTACCATCTAGAAGAGTAGAGATAATTAATAACAGAGATGGTAGCTTACGTAGCTGTCATTACTCATTAACAGATGAAGAAGCAAGTAATTTAAGAAATGATCCTAGAGTTTATTCTGTAGAAATACCACCTCAATATAGAGACGACGTAAAAATTGGTCTACGTGGAGTACAAGTAGGAGACTTCTCTAAAGGCAATTCATCCTCAGGTAACAGAAGAAACTGGGGGCTAAAAAGAATAAATGAGGCAACAAATGTTTATGGTACAGGAACAACCTCAGACGATATCTACAGATACATTTTAGATGGCACAGGCGTGGATGTAGTTATTCAAGATAGTGGTATAGAAGTTAACCATCCTGAATTTAAAGACGATACCGGAGCATCAAGAGTACAACAAATAAATTGGTATACTGCCAGCGGACTTGGCGGAACACAGAGCGCAAATCATTATAGAGATTTTGATGGGCATGGGACCCACGTTGCAGGGATTGTTGCTGGAAGAACCTTTGGTTGGGCAAAAAATGCAAGAATATACTCTCTAAAGGTTAATGGTCTGGAGGGGGTAGGAGATACTAATACGGGTATTTCTATTTCCGATTGCTTTGATGTAATTAAACTTTGGCACAGAAATAAACCAATTGATCCTAACACTGGCTTTAGAAGACCAACTATAGTAAATATGAGTTGGGGATATAGTTTAACATATTCATCAGTATCTTCTGTAACATATAGGGGAACCACATATACCGATTCCTCAACAACATCTGATGCAGCATATCGTTGGACAAATTATGGGCTAGTAAATTTAACCAGCGGCGGTAACTTTGTAACTAATTTTAGATTAGGTTCCGTTGATGTTGATATACAGGAATTAATAGATGAAGGAGTACATGTAGTTATTGCTGGCGGAAATAACTTTCATAAAATAGATACCCCCGGTGGAGTAGATTATAATAATAGTTTTGTAACAGGCGGCACTTCATATGAATATCATAGAGGTTCTAGTCCTTATGATGATGATGCTTTAAAGGTTGGCAGTATTGATTCTGTAACACAAAATGCAGTACAAGATCAAAAAGCGCATTCAAGTGAAACTGGCCCAGGCATAGATATTTGGGCGCCCGGCGCAAACGTAGTTAGTGCAACAAGCAATATCAATGAATATAGTAATGTTAGTTATAATCTAGATTCATCATTTAGACAAATTAATTTAAGCGGAACTTCTATGGCGGCACCGCAGGTTTGCGGTTTAGGCGCACTTGTTCTGCAATTAAATCCTGGTCTTACCCCAGCCAATTTAAAAAATTGGTTCGTTACAAAAGCAGTAAGTAATTCGGTTATATATACTTCGAATGTCAACAATGATTATACTAATACAAGATCATTGATGGGAGGAAATAGCAGATTCTTATACAATCCTTTAGGTATAGAATCTGATGCCGACTTAAGAGGCTCTGTTACCATTACTAATGGAGCATTTACATTAATTAAATAATATGCAATTTGAATTGACTGAAGATAATTTCATCATGTTCGCCGTAAAAAATTATGATAATCCCAGTTGTAAGGGAATGGATGAGTTTTACGACGATCTGAAAAGATTTAAATATATTAAAAGATTACTGAGAAAGCATAATGTAGGAAAAGATCTTAGAGAAAGATTAATTCTTAATCATATAATTGTTTTAGGTAATCTATTTGGTGTAGAAGCTACAACTAAAATGTTGTTCTTTAAATTAGAAAGAAAGTTCTGGTCTCAGATAAAAACTTTCTTGGTGTTTTTAAATTATATGCCACTGAAAGTAATTGTTTCGCCGGGCGTTGAAATTATAGATAATGATATTCCTTTAGACGAAAAAATTTTAGAAACTTTAAGAAAAATATAAAATGGGAAGATTTGTCGATTCAATTATAGCCTATAGAATATTAACTCTATTGGTCACACCCTTTGAAAATACTGAGGCATTTCGTCGCGGAATAATCGATGCAAAAGGTAAAGAATTAAAAAAGATGAGCGATCTAAATACAGTAGAAGATAGAGACGCTTATACTTTACTTCATAGATTAGTTTATAGAATAAAAAAGATAATCGAAAAAGTACCTATTGATAATAAGAAAATAGTTTCTTTGGCTGCAGCATATTCATTAATAAAAGAACACTTGGAAACAAATAAAGAACCTATTAATCTTGAAGAACAATTCTTACACCGTTTAGATTCAAACCTTTCTGAAGAAATTACTTATTTAGAGACTGTTCTTAATGAAAAGAAGATGTTTACCTTTAAGCAATTCTCAGAAGAAATCGGCGCAGTTGCAGCTCCGGCAAATAATGCCGCGGCAACTCCAGGTATTGCTGGTCTAGGAAAAGATGTTCCGGTCAGTGTTAAGGCACAGAAAAGATATACCAGCAAAAATGCTAAACATATGTTCAGACGAGGAAAGGTAAATGGCTGAACCAAAAATTAGAGACTTAGATACAGACATCAGAGTATCTGTGTTGGAAACACAGGTTTCCGGACTTACGCACAATATTGAAAAGATTGAAAAGAAAATTGATGATAACTATGCGGTGTTACACACAAGAATAAATGAATTAGATCAGGCATTCGAAATTAAAAATGAAAAAATTCTGCAAAAGATAGATGATCATAGTGCTACTAGTGCGAAGCATAATTTAGATGTTTTGGAAAAGATATCCAAAATCGAAAAATGGAGATGGATGATTATGGGCGGCGCTTTGGTTGTGGGCTACGTTTTGGCTCACATTAAAATGGAAAATCTATTTTAATTACTTGACATTCTGTTAAAATTATTATATAATTTAGACTTCGTATAGGAGTCTAAATGTCTTTATTCGTCGATTTAAAATATCTAAAGTTAATTAGTTCACAGCTGCCGCTCTTTAAGCAAAAGAGCGACAAACTATATAATTGCCGTTGTGTGATCTGCGGAGATTCCTCCAAAAAGAAAAACCGAGCAAGAGGTTACTTCTACTCTGTTAAAAATGATTTATTTTACAAGTGTCACAACTGCGATGCATCAATGCACTTTGGTACCTTTCTAAAGCAATTTAATGCTATACAATATAATCATTATGCTTTAGAAAGATATGGTCAGGGATTACCGAAAAATAAACCACATCAAAAAATTGAAGATACTTTTAAAATGGCACAACCTGTCTTTGAGAAAAAAGAAGAAAGGATAATTGATAAAATACTTGATAGAGTAGATACTTTACCAAAGGATCACATTGCTGTCAAGTTTTGTGAGAAAAGACAAATTCCTTTAGAAAAGTATAACAATCTTTATTTCATTGATAATATTAAAGAGATCCATCAATTAAGTGAGAAATATAAGGATAAGGTAAAAACAGAAGAGCCTAGATTAGTGTTGCCCTTTTACAACAAAGAGGGGTTTATGACGGGAGTAACTTGTAGAGCCCTAGGTAATGAAAGTCTTAGGTATTTAACTATTAAAACTAGAGAAGAAGAAATTCTAGCTTTTAATATAGATAAAGTAGATGAAAGTAAAGATATATACGTAGTTGAAGGCCCTATTGATAGTTTGTTTTTGCCTAATGCGATTGCTGTTGCAGGCACAGCATTTGTTAAAATGGAATCTCTACAGTTACCAAAAGAAAAAGTAGTTGCTATTTTAGATAATCAGCCTCGCAACAAAGATGTTTGTAAAATTTACGATAAGATAATTGAAAAGAATTATAGAATAGTTATTTGGCCTCAATCCTTGCAGGAAAAGGATATAAATGATATCGTGCTAGCAGGTAAAGTTCCTTTAAACATTATTAAAAAGAATACCTATCAAGGGTTAGAAGCAAGAATAAAATTTACTGAATGGAAGAGGTGTTAGATGAAGGTTTATATTAATAACTACAGAGATCATTGGTTATCGCCATATACTATTTTAGAAAAAGTATTCTTCTGGAGAGAAATTGATTATGATGAGCCTTTGATCGAAAAGCTGTCGAATTTTCTCTTGCCTTTTTGCACAACCCTGCAAAAGGTTTTAACTGTAATTAATCCCAAGATTGACTATGTAAAAATTGATCGTTGGGATACTTGGTCTATGGATCATACTTTGAGCTATATTATTTTGCCTATGCTAAAACAGCTGCAGGAAACTAAGCATGGCTCTCCTTTTGTTGATGATGAAGATGTACCTGAAGAACTAAAATCTACATCTGCACCACCAAAAGAACATGAATGGGATACTGACGATAATCATCACAAGCGTTGGGATTATGTTCTTAAAGAAATGATCTTCGCTTTTGAACATAAGGTAGATGATTCCTGGGAAGAGAATTTTCGCTCAGGTGAAATTGATATGCTCTGGGTACCCGTTGATAGAGATGGTAATGAGATTCCAAAGGGAGATCATGCATATTTTAAAATGAAAGATGGGCCGAATCATACTTATAAGTGCGATTATGCAGGTATGGAAAAAGTACACGAAAGAATGAAAAACGGATTTAGATTGTTTGGAAAATATTACCAGGGATTGTGGGACTAGATATGACAATAGAACAAGAAAAGGCTTTCAATGATTGGTGGAATACTTGGTATAAATCTTCTAGTGATATTACTGTGAAAGAAGCTGCGAGAGAATCTTGGGCAGCGGCAATGGAATATTCAGAAAATAAAAGTGATAAAATTTATAGATGGGACGGTGTTATACGATGAAAATTAAATTGATTAGCTATTCGCAAATACCACGAACATTGGGTGGCGGTATTGAAAAGGATTTACAAGGGTTGGTGGCTTTTTGTGCAAGAGTTTCTAATCCAAGTAATCAGTATAATAAAGAAACTTCTGAAAAATTAATTCAATATTTGATAAAAAATAAGCATTGGTCGCCCTTAGAGATGGTGAGTGTTTGTCTTGAGATTGAAACAACCAGAGATATTGCAAGACAAATACTTAGACACAGAAGTTTTTCTTTTCAAGAATTTAGTCAAAGATATGCAGATCCTGTGCAGGAACTGGATTTAGTGACCAGAGAAGCTAGATTTCAGGATACGAAAAACAGGCAAAATAGCATAGATGTTGATATGTCAAAACCAGAGAATCGCGAATTGGCTAGAATGTGGCAAGAAAAACAACAAGAAATTATTAAAAAAGCCAAAGAAAGCTATGTATGGGCCATAAATAATGGTATAGCAAAAGAGCAGGCCAGGGCTGTTCTGCCTGAAGGCCTCACTATTAGCCGACTGTATATGTCCGGAACTTTAAGAAGCTGGATACATTATATACAATTAAGGTCGGAAAACGGAACACAAAAAGAACACGCGGAAATAGCAAAAGCATGTGCCAATGTCATTTCCTCGATTTTCCCTATTATTAATCAATAAAAACTATTATGTGGATACTTAATTTCCTTCCAGATTCTTTTCTAATCTTTGTAACGCATGCAATAACCGCACTAGGTGCCCTTGGTATTATTATCGGGTTTACCCTTGGGATGATACCTTTAATTAAACAGTATGGTAGCACAATAAAAATTATAAGCACAGTAATATTACTAGCTGGTATCTATCTTGAAGGTGGTCTTAGTACAGAGCTAGAATGGAGAAGACGTGTAGCTGAGATGGAAGAAAAAGTAAAGATTGTAGAAAAGAAAGTAGTAGTAACTAATACTAAAATCAAAGATAAAATTGTAGTGGTCAATAGACTTATCGAGAAAAAAGGTAAGGACAATGTCCAATATATTGATAGAGAAGTTGTAAAGTATGATAACACCTGCGTTATTCCTAAAGAATTTGTAAAAGCTGTAAATAGCGCTGCAACTAAAGTAGAGGGAGGAGCAAATGAATAAACTTATTCTTATTCTAACATCTGTTTTTCTCTTTGGTTGTTCTACCACAGTTCCTGTAACTGTAAAATTTCCTGCCGCCCCAGATGAATTGAAGCAGCCATGTCTGGAATTGAAACAAATGAATGACGATGTTAAACTTAGTGATGTTGCTAAGTCTGTATCTAACAACTATATGGAATATCACAAATGTGCAAATAAAGTACAAATGTGGAATGAATGGTACACTGAGCAAAAGAAAAATTTCGAATCTTTAAAATAAAAATAACACTGGAGCATATCAATGGCAGAAAATGTCGTACATGGGATTAATGTCGATTATTCCCGAGATAAATTATTTGACGAATTAGGTATTAAAAGACTAAAAGATAGTTACATGAAGGAGGAAGAAATTTCTCCCCAAGAAAGGTTCGCCTATGTTTCAAAAGCTTTCGGATCTAACCCAAGCCATTCTCAACGCCTTTATGATTATAGCTCTAAGCACTGGCTCAGTTATTCTACTCCTATTCTTTCTTTTGGGCGTAGTAAGCGTGGCCTTCCTATTAGCTGCTTTCTTCCCTATCTGGATGATAGCGCAGAAGGTCTTGTCAACACACTATCGGAAGTCAACTGGCTTTCAATGTTAGGAGGAGGAGTCGGAATTGGATTGGGTATTCGTTCTGCTGATGATAAGTCCGTTGGTATTATGCCTCATCTTCGAACGTATGATGCATCTTCACTCGCATATAGACAAGGTCGCACTAGGCGTGGCAGTTATGCTACATATCTTGACATTAGCCACCCTGATATACTTTTGTTTTTAGAGATGCGAAAGCCTACGGGAGATCCTAATATGCGAGCACTTAATCTGCATCACGGTATTAATATTACTGATGATTTTATGCAGATAATTGAAAAGTGCATGATAGATTCTCAGGCAGATGATACGTGGGAACTTAGAGATCCGCATACAAAAGAAGTAAGAGACAAGGTTTCTGCCAGAGAACTTTGGCAAAGAATTCTTGAGATTAGAATGATGACAGGTGAACCTTATCTTCATTTTATTGACACAAGTAATCGAGCAATGCCTGAGTTTCAAAAGAAAAAAGGTCTGAGCATCAGACAATCTAATCTGTGCAGTGAAATTATTCTACCTACAAATAAAGATAGAACAGCAGTTTGCTGCCTATCTTCTGTTAATTTGGAGTATTATGATGAATGGAAAAATAATGAACTTTTTCTTCGGGACGTGGCGGAGATGTTGGATAATGTACTTCAGTACTTTATTGACAATGCTCCTGATTATATTTCTAGAGCCAGGTTCTCTGCTCAGCAAGAGCGCAGCATTGGTGTGGGGGCTCTTGGTTTCCATGCTTATCTACAGAGAAATAACATTGCGTTCGAGTCGCCTATGGCGGTAGGTAAGAATAGGCAAATTTTTAGTCATATTAGAAAGAAATTAAATGAGGCAAATATTGTATTGGCTAAAGAGCGGGGTGAGGCTCCTGACGCTGTTGGTACTGGCAAACGCTTTTCTCATCTCATGGCTGTTGCACCCAATGCTTCTTCTTCTATTATTATGGGTAATACTTCTCCTAGCGTGGAGCCGTACCGTGCAAACGCCTACAGACAAGACACCCTCTCAGGATCATCATTAAACAAGAATAGATATCTTGATGAGATTATTAAAAAAGAAGCAGAATCATATAAAGATGGTTGGTATGATGAAACGTGGTCAAGCATTATCGCAAATGATGGTTCAGTACAACATCTAGAGTGGATGGGAGACTGGGAAAAAGATGTATTTAAAACATCAATGGAAATAGATCAGCGTTGGGTAATAGAACATGCTGCAGATAGGCAGGAATATATAGATCAAGCACAGTCTATTAATCTATTCTTCAGACCAGATGCAAATGTAAAATATTTACATGCTATTCATTTTATGGCATGGAAAAAAGGATTGAAAACTCTTTACTATTGCCGTTCTGAAAAGATTGGTAAAGCGGATAAGGTCTCAAAGAAAATTGAAAGAGAAGTTATTAAAGAATTGGATATGAAAGCTATGATTGAAGGGGACACCTGTCTGGCGTGTGAAGGATAAAATTATTTGAATAGAGATATACATGAAGGGCAAAATAGCCTTATTTCTAAATCATCCAAAGTGCTCTGTACAATCAGGCAATGGTATTATCAAGGCTTTAGATCCATATTATCATTTTAAGATTTTTACAAAGCACGATATAGAAAGCAACTTCTTTGACGATGTTGATATAGTTTGCTTTCCAGGGGGAGTCGGTGACATGGACTCCTTTTCGTCTATACATCCTAATACTAAAAAATTAGTTAAAAACTATGTTAGACGAGGGGGAAAGTATCTTGGCATTTGTATGGGTGCCTATTGGGCGGATATGAAATTTTTTAATATACTTGACAATGTAAGAGTCGATCAGTACATTAGACAGCCGAATGTAAATACCAGAAGACCTCATGCAAAGGCTATGCCTGTAGTTTGGCGAGGAGTAGAAGATAAAATGTTTTTCTTCGATGGCTGTACTTACATTGGGAATAAATTTAAAACTATTGCCAGTTATGAAACAGGTCACCCAATGGCAATTATACAAAATAATGTAGGTTTAATAGCATGTCATCTTGAAAGTGAAAAATACTGGTATGATGATTATACTTGGATGCCGAAGCACTGGCACAATTATAGACATCAAAAATTGTTAGTTGAATTTGTAGATACTCTACAAAAAAGTTAAAATGATCTGTAGTTCGTATAAAAAGGACAAGTAATGCTTGTTATATCTGATTCAGCAGCTAAGAAAATTAAATCTATCATTGATGAAGAAGATTCTTCTTTAAAACTTCGCATATTTGTCGAGGGTGGAGGATGTTCCGGGTTTCAATATGGGTTTACTCTTGAAGAAAATCCTCCGGCAGAAGATGATTTTACCTTTGAAAAGGATGGAATACAAGTTGTAGTAGATGTAATGAGTATGCAATATCTAAATGAGGCGGAGATAGACTATGAGCAATCTCTACTCGGCGCAGAATTTAAAATTAAAAATCCAAATGTGAAGGCAACCTGTGGTTGTGGTTCATCATTTACTGTTTAGGAGAAGTAATGAAAGTACTTAGATTTACCGCGTCTTGGTGCGGGCCTTGTAAGGCATTGGCAAAGACTTTAGAAGAAGTTGAGACAAATATTCCTATTGATGTTATTGATGTCGATGAAAGAACTGATCTTGCTTTAGAATATGGTATTAGAAGCGTACCTACTATGGTTATGTTAGATAGTAATAATCAAGTAGTTAAAAAGATGACAGGAACAAAGCCTCAGACAGAGTTGCGAGAATGGTTAAATGGGTAGTACAATGAAACTATTTTTGAATCTATTAGTATTTACATTACTAATGACCTATGCTATAAGATTAGGTAGTCTGTTTGGTATTGCCTTATGTGGCATAGGATTTTTAATTATGCTTGGCTTTATCGACGAATTAGAAGAAAAATAAAACTAGGAATATAAATGATAAAAAAGAATAATCTAAAATTAACAGACGAAAGAAATTCCTTCAAGCCTTTTAATTACCCTTGGGCGTACGATGCATGGCTAAAACATGAACAGAGTCACTGGTTGCATACAGAAGTTCCTATGCTTGAAGATGTAAAAGATTGGAAAAAGAAATTAACAGATGCTGAAAAAGAATTTTTGACAAACATCTTCCGTTTCTTCACTCAGGGAGATGTTGATGTAGCAGGTGGGTACGTTAAAAACTATTTGCCATACTTCCCTCAACCTGAAGTAAGAATGATGTTAGCAGGATTTGCTGCAAGAGAAGCTTTACACGTTGCTGCATATTCTCATCTTATTGAAACATTGGGAATGCCCGAATCAACCTACAACGAGTTTTTAGAATATGAAGAAATGCGTGCTAAACATGATTACCTTCTTGGTGTTAGCTCACAGAATGGCGATGTTGCTTCTACTGCTACTCATATTGCAGTATTCTCTGCTTTCACCGAAGGAATGCAACTATTCAGTTCCTTTATCATGTTACTTAACTTTCCTAGACATGGAAAGATGAAAGGCATGGGACAAATTGTAACTTGGTCTATTGTAGATGAGACACAACACGCCGAGGCAATGATTAAGTTATTTAGAACCTATGTAGAAGAAAATAAGGAGATTTGGAATGATGATCTCAAAGGCAAGATATACACGATTGCGGAGAAGATGGTTGATCTTGAAGATAAATTTATTGAACTTGCTTTCAAGTCTGGGGCAATCGAAGGGTTAACCGAAGAAGAAGTAAAAGAATATATTCGTTATATTGCAGACAGAAGACTTATTAGTTTAGGATTAAAAGGAATCTTTAAGCGTAAAAAGAATCCTTTACCTTGGGTCGAAACTATGATTAACGCACCAACGCATACTAATTTCTTTGAAAATAGAGCAACGGATTATGCTAAAGGTGCACTAAGTGGAAATTGGACAGACGTATGGGGCAAGGCGGCGTAGGAGATGCTCCTATTCATTTTGTAGATAAGCGTAGAGAGATTTGTTATTCCTGCGAACATCTTACTACAATTATAGGAATTAAAAGTTGTGATATGTGTGGATGTGCCATATGGTCTAAGACTATGGTGAGAGGCACATCCTGCCCAAAGGGGAAATGGAATGCTGAGGAAAATTGATTATGCCCACATGAAAGCTGCGGGTAATTATGCAGAACTTTCATATGCGAGAAGATTGAAGGTTGGTGCTATTGTAACTAAAGAAGATAGAGTAATATCTATTGGTTATAATGGCACCCCTAAGGGTTGGGATAATAACTGTGAAGATGCGATTTGGAATTCTCAGGATGGCAGTGCAGAATTAAAAACCAAACCTGAAGTAATACACGCAGAAGCAAATGCTATAGCTAAATTGGCTAGATCATCAGAATCAGGAGAAGGAGCGCATATGTACATTACTCATGCTCCCTGCTTCGACTGCGCAAAGCTTATATATACTGCAGGAATAGAAAAAGTATTCTATCAAAATGCTTATAGAAATGAAGATGGTATAGAATTTCTAAAGAAATGTAATATTGAAGTGGAGAAAATATGAAAAATCAAATTGTAGGTTTCACTTGCTCGACTTTTGATCTTTTCCACGCTGGTCACGTAACCATGCTTGAAGAAGCAAAAAGACAATGCGAGTATCTTGTAGTAGGAATTCAAACGGATCCTACCGTAGATAGAGATAGTAAAAATAAACCTGTACAGTCTATCATTGAAAGACAAATACAAGTTAAAGCATGCAAATATGTAGATGAAGTTGTAATTTATACGACTGAGAAAGAGTTAGAAGACATTCTAATGACCTTACCTATTGATGTTAGAATTCTTGGCGAAGAATATATGGACAAGGAATTCACAGGTAAAGATATTTGCATGAAAAGAGGTATGAAGTTTTATTACAACAAACGAGATCATTATTTCAGCTCTACAGATTTAAGAAAAAGAGTGTTTGAAGCTGAAGTTAGAAGAAGGGGAATAACATGGCCAGAAAACACTTCGAATGTTTCGAATGTGATGCAGTCTTCAAGATAAATTATGACTTAGATGAAAATTACTACAAAGTAACACATTGTCCTTTCTGCGGAACTGAAATGGATGGAGAAGACGATCGTTACGAAGAAGAAGGATATGACGAAGACGTGTCCTAAATGCGGTACAGCACATGAAAAGCCTGGTAAATTTTGTAGCAGGGTGTGTGCAAATTCAAGGCAGTGGACAGAGGAGCACAAAAAGGTATTCTCAGAAAAACAAAAAGAATACATGGCAAGAGATGAGTCTGAAGGACATAGATATAAAAAGTCTATTCAGACAAAGATGCTTCATAAAACAGGGCAGATGGGTACTGGTCTTGCCACTGAAAGAATAGAAGATGTGATGACAGATCCCGATGATTATTTTCTAGTTCCACCTAGAGATGATTCTGACGGATTTGTTGAAAACGGTGATTACTGGGAGGTCGTAGATAACCATAATAAATACTGATTTAGAATCGGTATTTTCTATGTGGTTATATAATAATGCTCCTTTAGAGGAGATTCCTGAAGATGCATATGGTTATGTTTATTTGATAACTAATAAAGTTACGAATAAAAAATACATAGGTAAAAAACTATTTTGGTTTAGAAAAACTAAAACGGTTAAGGGTAAAAAGAAAAGATTAAAAGCAGAATCAGATTGGAGAACGTATTGGTCTTCATCTGATGATGTGAAAAAGGATGTGCAAGAATACGGTGAAGAAAATTTCATCAGAGAAATTCTACATATCTGTCCTAATAAAGGATCATGTAATTATCTAGAAGCACGAGAACAAATGGATAGAAGAGTTCTTGAAACAAATGATTATTACAATGGTCAGATTCAATGTAGAGTACATAGAACACATATTAAGGTAACATAATGGCATTTTTAGTCGCAAATCTTCCACCCATTCATAGTTATATTCGTAAAGAGTTTCTTTATGATTTTGAAAAGGGACACGGTGAATTCGAACCTTGTATTTGGATCACTCTAAAAAGTATCAGAGGGCAGGCATTTAGAATAGAAGCATATTTACCTAATTACGGAGCTTTGTATGATAAACTTCCTTTACACGCTTTCGTCAGTAGAACAGAAAATTTATCTAAAGAACTTTTACCTTTAGACACACTGCAAATTTGGGATTGCTTTGATTATGATATGGCAATTATACAAAAGGCATTTCTAAAGAATCTATCCTGCAAGTTTTATGCCAAGGATAAGAATATGTATTCTGGCAATTATATGTTTACTGTAGATCATGCTCATCCTGATACAAATATTATAGACACAGGATATAGCGAATGGCCAGAGGATCATAAGAGTTTTAATTTTATAGAACTTGATAATGGTCAGTATGCAGCACAACCAAATAATCGTTGTTTATTTTTTGATGCAGCAAGTAATCCTAAGCAAATGAACTTTCCGGATTTTAAAGTATGCACTAAGAAATATATCGTTGAAACCAATCCCAAATGGAATTTAGGCGATAGCAGTACTGTGATGTATGAATAATGATAAAATTTTCACAACTATACTTCTTTTAACCGCATTAGGATTATCCGCAGTAGCAGGATACTTCTCAATTGTCGGCCTCACACTAATCTTCTCCGCGGCATTTTGGCCTATTGTAACAATGGGCGTTGTCTTAGAACTAGGCAAACTGGTTACCGCTTCCTTTATCTACAGAATGTGGACAAAGGTAAATTGGATAATGAAAGTATACTTTATTATCAGTGTAATTGTTTTATCCGCAATTACATCTTTAGGTATCTTTGGTTATCTATCTAAATCCTATACGTCTGACTCTGCATCTTTATATGTAAATGAAACAAAGATAGCAACGAACAAGGAAGTACTTGATATCGAAAGAAGAAGACTGGACAATCTGTTGACACAACTTGAAAAACGAGATAAAGGTAATTCTCGTATAGAAAAAGATATCAAACAGACTCAGGATAGAATAGGTAATCTTACTAAAGAAATCGGAGAGTTACAGCAGGAGAGAAATAAACAGAACTCCGAGATTGGCCCAATACGCTACGTATCAGAGTTATTTTACGATAAGAATGATCTGGAGACCATAGACAAAGCGGTTAGAATGATTATAGTTATTCTGGTCTTTGTATTTGACCCGCTGGCTATTCTGCTGGTTGTAGCCGCAAACATGATGCTCAGACAAAGATATAAACCTAAAAAGTCCAAATATTCAATAGAAATAGAAAAAGATGCGGTTTTTAGCATTAAAAATAAAGATTTGGGATAATATAAATAATAGAGTTCAAAGGAAACCATTATGGCTCTAACACAAATTAAATCTTCCGGTATTTCAAATGCGGCAATTACTGCGAATCAACTTACCGCAAATGCTGTTGTTGGAATTATACAAGCTGGGGATTATATTAGATTTAATCCGAATGGCCGGATAAATGCCACCATATCTGCCGGAAATAATATATCCATAGAAGCAAATGGTAGAATCAGTTCGACTGCTTCAGGTGGCGGTGGCGGATCTGGAGTTATTCTTCTCTCCAATACCACGATTACTGCAAATTTTGATATACCCGTAGGACAAAATGGATTATCAATTGGGCCGGTTACTGTCGTGGATGGTGCTAATGTGACGATTGCGCCAGGGCAAAGGTGGTTAATACTATGAGCATTACGTTTGATGCAGATAACAATACTATAACCGAAGATGGCACTACTATAACTTTAAGAAATTTAGCTTTAACTTTACCTTCGGGTAACACATTACAAAGACCTTCGACACCAATTGCTGGTATGATTAGATATAACAATCAAACAAATCAGATTGAAGGATATGATGGTGCTAACTGGAGGCAAATAATACAACCATGACAATTTCCATTTCAGGATCAGGTATTATAGATGCGGGAGATGCATCAATCTCTCTCGCAAATTCTGCACTTATGGTGCCAGTAGGAAATACTGCACAAAGACCTGCTGTTGCAACAGCTGGTATGCTAAGATTTAATAATCAAACTAGTTCTTTTGAATTCTTTAACAATTCAAGTTGGGCACAATTTGGTGGTGTTGTAGATTTACAATATCTTATAGTTGCGGGAGGGGGTGGCGGAGCCAACTACGGTGGAGGTGGCGCCGGAGGAATGGTATCCGGAACCAGAAGTATTAGAATTTCAGATTTTGCAAACATTACAATCGGTGCCGGTGGCACTGGTACTTCTAGTTCTATCGGCACTTCTGGAAATTTTTCTCTAATATCGTTTCCTAATTCTCAAGTGGCTTTTGTAGACGGTGGCGGGGGCGGAGGTCATGCAACAAATTTTGGTATACCTGGGGGGTCTGGCGGTGGGGGAGGTTATGGGCCTTCAATAGTAGGAGGATCATCTAACACATATCCAGCATTGGTAGCTGCAGCAATTTTTTCAACAACAGCAAATATACAAGGTTATCCCGGAGGATCGGGTGGTCCAGGCTCACCCGCATTTATCGCAGGTGGGGGCGGAGGCGCCGATCAAAATGGGGGGTCGGGAACACCTACTAGAGGAGGATTCGGGGGAAATGGCGCTCTCGTATCTTGGTTCACCGGAAATTACGGAACACCCGCCCCCAATGGAAGATTTTTTGGAGGAGGGGGTGGCGGAGGAAACTTCGGGGGGCCAGGTCTCGCTTCAATTGGTGGTATAGGTGGCGGAGGAAATGGGGGGAAAACTGGAGCAGGAATGACTTCAGGTAATGTGAATACCGGAAGTGGCGGTGGCGGCGCAGGCAATACTCCAGCTACAGGTGGTTCGGGTGGATCTGGAATTGTTATACTATCCCATTCAAATACATTTGGAATTTTTTCTACCACTGGTTCACCAAATATCACCTCAAGCGGAGGTAATGTGTTCTATGTTTTCACTAATTCCGGAACAATTAATTTTGGATTGACTGTATAAAATATGCCAGCAATAATTAATTCAGATAGCGGAGCGGTAACAGGTTCTGCAGGTTTAAAAATTACAGGTAACTCCGATGGTATTCTGCACATACAGAATAACGGTGTTACTTCTTTTGTTGTTGCAAATAACTATATCAAAGTTCCTGTAGGAAATACTGCAACCAGGCCCAGCGTAGCTGAGGTTGGTATGCTAAGATTCAACAATGCAAGTAATGTGTTTGAAGCTTATACTAATATAGGTTGGGCAAACGTTTCTACCTTCGTTCCTCCCGCATTGTTCAATATTGAATATTTAGTTATTGGTGGTGGAGGAGGGGGCGGTATAGGAGGTTCTGGCTTTGGTGGTGGCGGAGGTGGCGCTGGTGGTTATTTGACAGCCAATACTTTAACATCAAATATTAGTATTAGAGCGGTTACTAACTATACGGTAACTATAGGTGCAGGGGGGTCTAGTGCCGCAAATGGTTCTCCTTCAATTTTTTCTACTGTAACTTCAATAGGTGGAGGAAGAGGTGCATCTGTGGCACCTGCGGTGGAGAATGGCGCACCTGGAGGGTCAGGTGGCGGTGCTGCTTCTACTTCGCCTGGTCAAGGAGTAGGCTCAGGTGGTAGCGGAATCTCAGGACAGGGTAATTCTGGGGGTGGAGGCACCCCTTATAGCGGAGATCCATCCCTTCAATCTGGAGCAGGTGGCGGTGCAGGTGCTGTAGGACAAGCCGCAAGTCCAACCGCTTCTGCAAATGGCGGTGATGGTCTTTCTTCCTCTATTACTGGATCTAGTGTAACAAGAGCAGGTGGAGGCGGCGGTTCAACCTTTAATCGTCCTGCGGGTGGATTGGGTGGAGCTGGAGGCGGAGGAAATGGTGGAAAATGGCCAGGTGTGGGAGATTCGGGCACAGTTAATACCGGAGGCGGCGGCGGAGGTTTAAACAGTCCATCATCCGCCGGCGGAGGTGGGGGTTCGGGTATAGTTATTCTTGCACATTCTAACGCATATACGAATGCTGTAGTTTCAGCCGGATTAACCTATACAGTTAATACTACATCAAGACCAGGATTCCTAGTTTATTCATTCACCGCAGGCACCGGAACTGTTTCTTGGAATTAAAATGCCTAAAAATATAAGCATTCAAAACTCCAAGATAACTTTTACCAATAACGAAGATTCGTCTTTAACTTTATTTGGATTGACTCTTGATTCGGGGTATGTTACATTACCAAGAGGTAACACATTACAAAGACCAGCCAACCCAGAAGCAGGTATGATGCGTTATAACAATCAAACGAATCAGATTGAGGGTTATGATGGTGTTGATTGGAGACAAATAATACAACCATGACTATAATAAGAGCAGGCAGAACTAATACGACAAGTTTATCCATAGAAGCGGATAACAGCGATGAGATACTTTTTAAGTCTGTCGAAGCCAATGTTATGCTAATAAATAACGACGGAGTTACTTTACTATCAGATTTTATATTACCATCAGGAAATACATTACAAAGACCAGCAAATCCTATTACTGGTGAGGTTAGATTTAATACTACAACAAGTGTAATTGAAGGATATGATGGAACAAACTGGGCAACTATACAACAAGTATGACTATAATAAGATCTAATATAACTGCAGGTTTAAGAATAGAGCCGGACAATGCTGGCAATATAGTTTTCATTACGGGCACAGGAAATGTGGCCATGCGAATGGAGCCTTCAGGTTTAGTTAATATAGCTACTAGCAGGTTCGTAGTGCCGGTAGGAAATACTGCACAAAGACCAGGCTCTCCGGTTCCTGGGATGCTAAGATTTAACAATCAATCCAATGCGTTTGAATCTTATACTGGATCCTGGGTAGATGTTTCCAAACGCAATATATCCTTAGAATATTTAGTTATTGCTGGCGGCGGTGGAGGTGGCGGTGGCCGAGGTGGCGGTGGAGGTGCAGGTGGATTTAGATTTGGGCAGGGCACATATAGTTCGATCACTAGCTACGTTGTTACTGTAGGCGCAGGGGGTTCCGGGGCTACCGCCGCTAATTCCGGAATAGACGGTTCCGTTTCTAGTTTCTCCGATATTTCTTCTGCAGGTGGAGGAGGAGGAGGAAAAGGGGGGCCAGGTTCTACGCAAACTGGAGGTAATAATGGGGGAAGTGGTGGGGGAGCCTCTTTTAATAACAAGACGGGAGGACTTGGCAATAGTCCCCCAGTAAGTCCACCTCAAGGAAACGATGGCGGGAGCAGCCCGGGAATAATTAGCACCTACGATGGTGCTGCAGGAGGAGGAGGAGCCGGAGAAGCAGGCCAAAGTTCGAGCACAAGTCCTCTTGTGCAGGTCGGACGAGGCGGAAACGGGGCGAACTCAAGCATATCTGGGACAACGGTTACATATGCTGGAGGAGGTGGGGGGGGCGGAAGCAATAACAACAATACTAGTGGGAATGGGGGAACTGGAGGAGGCGGAAAAGGAGGGATTGGTACCGCTACCAGCGCTATTTCAGGAAATGTAAACACCGGAGGAGGTGGAGGTGGGGGTGGATATAACACCTCGACCAACATTTCTCAAAACGGTGCAGCAGGCGGCTCCGGTATAGTTATTCTTGCACATGCCAATACCATATCTAATGCAATAGTTTCAGCCGGATTAACCTATACGGTTAATACCGCATCAAGACCAGGATTCCTAGTTTATTCATTCACCGCAGGTACCGGAACAGTTCAATGGAATTAATGGAGAAATAAAAAAATGGCACACTATGCTTTTTTAGATGCAAATAATATAGTTACAGAAGTTATCGTTGGTAAAGACGAAAACGAGGATGGCATTCTTTGGGAATTGCACTAT